ACACTAAGAACTCCTTTTTTCTCTACTGAACCATCAGGCATGATTACACTACATTGACCTGTAGGCACACTAAAAGAACCCAAGTCTTGTGTGTCATCTACTGTGATTGATGTAGTAGTTGCAGCTTGTATTCTTCCTGATCTTCTAAATAAACTTCTAACAGGATCATTAATTGTGATAACAGAACCCGGCCTTACTACTGCGCCAGCGTCTATTGATGTTGCAAAATTAACAACTTCAGCTTCTTGTTCCTCAGAAAAAACGATTGCCCTCGCCATTCTTTGAGCTTGACCTCTAGAAGTACAACCAAAACTTTTTACTTGCTTATATACAATTCCAAATTTTGCTCTCCTTGTTACTTCAGCATTTGTATTACCATCACCATAAACTTCAAAATCTAATTCTCTAGAATCCATATTAAAATAACTGACACTAACAACAGAATGTCTTTGTTTTAAACTGCTACCTGTGTAATTAAATCCTTCTGGAGTTACGTTAGACATATTAAATAGATAAGAAGAGTCTCTTGGTGAATCTTGTACTAAAGCAATAGAACCTTGACTCCATATTGGAATACATCTCATTATTGATGCCAAGTCTTTTATAAGATCGTATGCTTCTTTTGATGATTGAATATTGACGTTAGTACTAAACCTTGCCTCCAAGCCACCTTCTCCATCATTAACAAGTGTATTTGCATATCGACTAGCGGTTACAAAACTGTATAAATCTAACGATGTTGATGTACCAGATGATGTAAAGGTATTATCAGGATCTAAAAAAGTGCCAAATCCATATCTTTCGTTTGTTAAAAGATCTAATAATATGCAACTTGGGCATGAAGTCCATTGCGCTGCTCCAAACGTGCCATTAAATACATAATTGTCTGGATAATCTATACGACCTGTAGCTAAATCAACTGTCGGGGTCAAGCCATTATTCGGTGCTGGTATTCTTACTTTTATTCCACGAATACGGAAAGCTCTTTTTGGTATAGAGCTAAATTGTTCTGAATCTAACCGTAAAGACGTATATGCAGAATCAGGATATGTATTACTATCATCAACTATCTCTTGAATAATAGTTACTCTAAATAAATCTTTAATTGTGTCAGACGCAGTATTATCTGCTGTAACTCTTTCTACCCTAATACTTGCTTGGGAGTAACCAGCAGGGAGGTTAATTCTATATTCTTTTGAATATGGATCAGCAGTTCTACCTGTGATTGTGTCAGTTACAACTGTTGGATGAGTTGGACTTGATTGATTGTTTATTTGTAAACCAATTTTTAAATCAACAGTAGATCCAAGTAAATCACCATTATCTTCTGCCTTCTGCAACTGCGGAAACATAATAGTAACTTTTACTGCATCTTTTCCAGTAGATAAACTTTGTGTTACTCCACCTCCATCTACAGTACAATCCGTTGCATTAAAGCCAGAAACAGCAGCATCACTTCCAACGATTCCAGCTATCTTTGTTTGGTTATTTGTACCAAACTTTGTGTTAAGAGTAACGCTTTGAAAGTTAAAATCTGAAGCTGCTGGACTAGATGTACTTGCACTTTCTAAAAGAATTGGTGTGTCATTAAGAAAAATATCTTTCAAAGAAGCATTTGTATAAGCTGTTGATCCTTTTGTTAAACCTAATTTAGATGGTGTGGCAAAACCTTCTATTTCTCCTTCTGACAATAAATCTAATATGGTTGCAAACTGCCTACTGTTTAATGTATCAGGCGCACGATATGGGGCTGGAGGTGTAGGAGGAGGCCCACCAGAACCTCTAATAATTTTTTTATCTGTCATGCTGTCACTTGGTTGGTGTCAATGCCTGCGGAGATAACTACAGATCCAGTAACTATTTCTCCATAAACAATAGGATGGCTAGTTCCGGCTCTCGTAGTATTAGTAAGCCCATTAAAAGCAAAAGATATTCTTGGATCATCTTCTTGTTCTTCTGGAATAGGAAGAGGAAATAACATTTCAGAAACACCATTCAACACTAACCCAGCACCAATAATACTTAAACCTGTTCCTATCTTTGTCATGGTTAAAGCTGTCCCTGCTATCCCAGCTTCAGCCCCAAGAAAACTTGTTGTACCAAACAAACCAGCACCCGGAAATAGAAAACTTGCTCCTATTAATACACCACCAAGCAAAATCTGATTAAAACTATTACCTCCAGCACCGCTAATAACTGGCACTATATTTATCTCAGAATTACCAATAGGATCATGCAAACTATCTTTATCTACAGGTGAATCTTTAATTAAAACTTTATAGTATTTTTCTGACATATATCCTTCAACTTTAGGAAAATTACAAACTAAAAATCTTATTGCTTCTGCTGATGTATGAGCTACAGCCTCAAACTCATCGTGACCGACAAACTTAGCAAGTTCTCCATGTAGTTTAATTTTACGAAGCATAACGATACCTCTTCCCTGTACATTTTTGTAACCACATAGAGTATGGCTCTCTACAAGATAGTCTATCGGCTAAATGATGTAAAACCATATCCCCTAAAAAAATAGCTACATGATTTAAAGTTGGATGCAATATTGACATTAATAACACATCACCTTTTTGCAAAGCTTGACTCTGTTCTAATTCTACAAAACCAGTATCTTTTGCATATTTTTCAAATAATGGATTTTTAATAAATTCTTCTGGAGTAATATTTCTTTCATAATCTATAAGTTGTATATTCTGTTCTTCTTTATACCAATCTCTTACTAAACTCCAACAGTCAGTAACACCCCAAACCCATTCTCTACCAATAAGAGGTACTTTGAATCCTGTTGGCTCACAATAACCCCAAGTCTCACTATTTGGATTAACAATATACCAAGGCAAACCACTATTCTCACAACTAACTAAATCTGCTTGACTAGGTAGTGGTGATGTTATTGGGTGACTGTGAATAACTGCTTTTATAGATCCTAAATTATCTGCTTTAACATAGTCTTCTGGATCAAGAACAAAACATTGATGTGATGTCATTGATAAATTTCTACAGGGATAATATTTTTCTTTGCCTTTTATATTTAATAATAACCCTACAGATTCTTTTGGATTTTGGTCTTTCGCATGAACCAATGCAGCATCTTTCCAACTCATCCTATAAACGTACCAATAGAAGGGAATAGATCTCTGGTACATTGACGTTTTGGCGCACGAATACCAGCAAGATCAAATACAGCAGCTAGTTCAAACTGTACAACTTCTCTATTTTCTGCTGATTTTCGATCTATATAATAAATTTCTCTTGGAAATTCTGCATCAGGATCAGGAGTCCCAAATGGATTTGTAGCACCAGAAAAATTAGCAGCATCTATAAACTTAACCATAGTTCTAATTCTTGTAACCTTTGCACCTGTTAAATCATTTCCTACTGTAAAAGCATTAGCTAACAACAATACAGATGAAATACTTGGAGAACCCATGTTACTTATAGTTAATGTTGGCCTTGGAAGTTGTCCTTTTTGATATGCAAAACCTGTAGCTTCTACAGGAAATCTTAAATAGCTTTCACTATTCCAAACTATTTCTCCATTAGCATCTAAATTAGATCCACCATGAAATCTATATATTGTAGAAACACCAGTAGGGTTGCCAGTTTGATAATTAAGTCCTTCTTTTAATTCAAGTTTAAATAACTCAATAATTGCAGAAGGATTAATTTTTTGTATCTCATCAAAAACTGGTGCTGTATCAATACTCATGGCTCAAATTTTTCTATAAAAGTAGCATCAATACTTGCAAGAGTTGGAAGGTCTATAGTTTTACTCCATTTAGGACAAATAAATTTACTTGATCCAGTTTTTGTTATTGAGACATTTCCATTTTGTCCATCCGCATCAGCATTAGCAGCAGTTAAGACAAACGTGTTTGCGTTATTGATAGAAGAAACTATATATGTACCGTCAGCAGATGTTCCAGAAGTAAAATCAACAACAAGAGAATCCCCTGCAAACAACCTATGATCCGTCATGGTTATTGTGATCGTAGTACTAGATTGTGCGTAAGTGCCTGTCTTTGTAAAATTTTCTTTTGGTGGTGCATAATCAAAACTAGCTTTGTCTAACGCACGTTCATTTAAAAAATATTCAATAGTATCTGCCTGATCTTCTGTAATATTTTGCCAAGTTAAATTATATTGTCTTGGGTTTAGATGAGTTGGTATTCCAAAACCAAGACGATGCTCATAGCCATCTCCAAACACTACAGTTCTTGTTATTGGTTCTGATTGTTTTTTAACACTAAAGGAAGGTTCGATGTCTGGAAAGGTAGCCATTTTTTATAAAAGTCCTCCCGGCCTTTGTTGTTTAATAAGTTCTGATTGTATAGCAGCAGCTAAAGCCCGACCAAACTGTTGTGATTGCTGAGAATCACCTTGAACAGAACTACCAGAAGCGTCTACATTTACCACAATATTACCAACACCTCCAGAACTTTCCACTCCAAGTCTTCCTCCTCTACCTCTTTTCAATGGCATGACCGCCTCTGGGCCTGCTTCCCCCATAAGCCCCATTCCATCTGCCATTGGGAATAGAGTGGGTTTGTTTACTATGCCTCCCATTGCATAAGGTACGATTTTATTTCCAGCAAAGACATTACCCATAGCACTTGGCACTATTTGACCACCACTAACAACACCACCTTTTGCTAATTCTATATTTGGAAATATTGATTTAAATAAAGGTTTAACAATAGCGTATCTAACAAACATCCTTGTTAGATCAGAAATTATAGAATTAGCTAAATCTTTAAAATTAAGCTTACCTGTTTGTACAAAGTTAACTATTGCGTCTTCTGCACCTTTAAAAGCATTTACAAAAGCTTGTTCTGTTTGTTTTGCAATGTTAAAAGCGTCTTGAGCAAATGATTCTAAAGGTGACTTCTCTTTTGTATCAATAGTTGGATCTTGAAAATTAGAATCACCTCCCTCATCTCCTCCGTAGCCAGATAAGAAGTTAAGTAAGTTACCTTTTGCTTGACTTACCTTACCTTTTGCTATTCCTTCTCTCTTCGTTCCTTCTAATCTATCTGCTGTTTCTATAGCTGCCCTTAATGTGTTTTCTAATTTTCTTAATTGATTTTCATCTCCAATTCCAAAAAATCTTTTAAATGCTTCAATAGCACCATTTATAGCGTTAACTATTAACGTCATTGTTTTTTGTATAGCTGCTCCAATAGGTTGCATTATACGACCAATATTTAATTGTAGTTTTTGC